CGCAATGTGGCGAAGACGAGGCAATGGAAGATTTCTTCCGTATGATGAGCAAATGAGCGACATACCTAACAAGCCACAAGACATATTCGTAGGCAACACTTACGAGCAATGGAAAGAAATCGGCGAACAGCGAGGCTGGGAAAGCGGGGCTAAAGCGCCCACTCGGCAAGAAATACAGGAAGCACTTGAGGCAGGTGACGAAACCACCTTGCTTATGGACGGGTTTGACGAAGCCTTTATTGGTTGGTCACGCCGTATCAACGAACCACTACTCGCCGTCTATTCATATGACGCACTAATCAAGGTTTGTGTTGAGCGAGACGGTATGGATTTTGAGGAAGCCGTTGAGTATGTGGACTACAATGTCGTAGGTGCTTGGATTGGCGAGCAGACACCAATAATCGTTATGCCGTTTATCCACTAATTTACTATCGGAGAAAAATGACATCAGTAGCAGTAAGAGTGAGCGCACCACCGAGTGGCAATTTGCCTTGTACTGGCAGACAGGACTTGTTTTATGGCAAGTACGCCGAAAGACCTGAAGCACGATTGCGCCGTGAAGAAAAAGCCAAAAAAGTTTGCGCTACTTGTTCACAGGCGACTACTTGCCGTGATTACGCCCGTAGTAATGGCGAAGTGTTTGGTATTTGGGGCGGAGAGACAGAGATGGAGAGATACAGCGCAGGATTTATGTTGTCAGTACCGCCTCACCTGTCACGCAGAGTTGTTACTATGAGAGAAAGATATGGGAACTTATAACGATTTCCTCGCCACGATTTCTATTTACTACGAGACACAACTTGTAGCAGGTGGCGATTTGCGATACGGACAAATGTATATGAACCACCTTTGGGAGCTGAAGCCCCGCATAGCAGAGAAGCTAAGCAACTCTTTACTTGACCCATTTCATAGAGACAACTGCCCACCTAAAGTCCACGAGTTTGTAGAAAGTCTTTGGTCTAGCGAATAGGACAGCAAGACGAGCGACGAGGTTTCTGAATAACCCGTGAAGGCTTTGGTTCAGCCTCTTTTTTCTTCTTTTTTTCGTCGTCAGCCATACAACAAGAATACACCTTGTGTTTCGAGCTGAGCCCCGCTAACATTTCGGTATGAGTATGCCCCCACTTTTTACCTGTATCGTTTGCAACGGCGCAATTGACCCTAACTCGTCGCAGTCCTTGAGACTGGCAACGGTGTGGCTAAAGAGCAGTGGGAAGACAGTCCACGCAGTAGAGACAGAGATGTATCGCTATAGGCACGGCTTTTGTAGTCTCGGACCCAACTTTGAGCAGGACAGTTTGTTCTAGCCAAGCCTCATTGCGCCAATTGTTTGGTTAGTTTCACCAAGTGTCTTGCCAGCCGTATTGTTTGTGACGGCAACCCGAGCGTCAAGGTTATTGAGTATGACCTGAACTTGGTCAAGTTTCCGATTTATTTCCTCAACCGAGTTCATTACCGACTTCATTGCTTGTTCTAAAGATGCTTCTATTTCCATATCGCCCAGCCTAGCAAGTATGATGAGCAAGTGCGACTTTACCTTGACCACGACTTATTAGCCCTTGACTTTCCGTATGACCAAGCACAAGTTGCTGAAGTCAAGTCAATAGCCGGGGCTACATGGGACAAGGTGGACAAACTTTGGAAAGCACCCGTAGCCTCAATTGACGAGGTGCGAGCATTCGCTATGAAGCACGAGTTTCATATAACAGACGAAGTGCTTAGGTTTACAGCCCCAAAGAGAGCGTCACGAAAAGGCGTTTATCTCAAAGGTGACTGGACTTATATCCAATTCCCCTACGACAAGGTTGTACTCAAAGCAGTAAAACAAATAGCAGGGGTAACTTGGGATAACAAAGAGATGGCGTGGAGAGCGCCACTTACCTCAACAGCCGAAGCAATAGCGTGGGCTAACTCATTTGGCGTACTTGTATCGCCCGAAGTACACGGAGTTTCTGCCTCAATAACTAAGAGATTAGGTGAACTAAAGGAAGCCTCACGCTCAACCGACGCTGATATAGAAGTGCCTTCACTACAAGGAACGCTACTGCCTTACCAAAGAGCAGGCGTGGAGTATGCGTCTAAAGCCCGTAGAAGTTTTATCGCAGACGAAATGGGACTTGGGAAGACGATACAAGCGATAGCGACACTGGAGTATTCGTCAAAAGATAGTGAAGTGTACCCAGCAGTAATTGTCTGCCCCCCTTCACTTATACTCAACTGGAAGTCGGAGTGGAATAGGTGGTTGCCTGATAGACGGGTTGCCGTTGTAACCAACCGTAGAGACATACCTGAGCCCCGGTCGTATGATGTGCTCGTTGTCGGCTACTCAAATATTTCTCACTGGGAAAAGCAACTACTTGCGCATAACTCTTATGTGTTTGATGAGAGCCACTACGCCAAAAGTCCAACGGCACAGCGAACTAAGTCGGCTATAAAAATGGCAAAGAGCGCCCCTAAACACGGGATAGTCCTATGTCTTACTGGAACACCCGTAACCAATAGACCAGCAGAGTACGCCAGCCAACTTGACATTATTGGAAAACTAAAAGAGTTTGGTGGCTTGTGGGGATTTTACAGACGGTATTGTTCAGCCTTCCAAGACAGGTTTGGTCAATGGAATATCAGTGGTCACTCGCACCTAGACGAACTCAACGACAGACTTCGTGGTACTTGCTATATAAGACGAACCAAGTCGCAGGTACTCACTGAACTCCCACCCGTGATACACAGCACCCTTGTAGTAGAGGGGACTGACGCGGGGCTCAAGGAGTATCGGAAGGCAGAGAAGGACATAATAAAGTACATAACCGACAGAGCCAAAGAGATAGCGATAGAACTCGGGGAAAGCCCGTACTCGGCTTCGGTTATTGCGAGAATAAAAGCAGAAAGCAACGAACACCTTGTCAAACTCTCGGTGCTTAGACGGCTCGCCGCGAAAGCCAAAATGCCTATGGTTGAGGAGTGGGTACAGTCCCGCATTGACGACGGCAAGAAAGTAGTAATCGCAGCGCACCATAGAGACGTGGTAGATGAACTAGCAAGAAAGTTCGGCAACCTTCGTATTCAGGGTGGTATGTCGGTTGAGGAAGTAGAAGCACAAAAAGCACGATTTCAGAACGAACCCGTAGAGACTGCGCCAGTTATTGTGTTATCTATTCAGGCAGCGAAAACTGGTCACACGCTTACAGCCTCGCAAGACATACTCTTTGTAGAACTGCCATACACGCCAGCAGACCTAGACCAAACTTATTCACGCCTTCACCGTATTGGTCAGACTGGAAGCGTGACGACTACTTATATGCTCGTTGACGGGACTATTGACGAGGAAATCTATGCGCTCATAGAAAAGAAGCGCAAGGTAGTGAACGCTTCAGTTGAGGGTGGAGAGTTCGCTGAAGGTGGCAACGCCACGCAGTTAGTACTTGACTTGCTCAACCGATATCGATAAGCCCCGCACTCGCTTCCGTTCTGGAAATCTGATATCGGGCTTACTAGGCTTACGTTGCCGTAAGGCAAACGAGCCCAAATGAAAGGGGGTGAACAAAATGGAACAGTGGCAAGAGGAGGGTTTCGCTTCAGAGGAGGAATTCTTTGAGTTACAGCGAAGCCTTTGCGAGGAGGAACAGCGGGCGGAATTCATTATGAGTTACGTCGCTGGTGGTGGCTTGTCAAGCGAGGCGCAAATCGCTTGGTTTCACCACAACCACTCGTGGGGCGAGTAACCCACAGAGGCAGGGGCTGGGGCTGGCAACCCTTGTCCCTCGCCTGCGCGTGTGGCGGGGCTTACTCGGTTTCTTTGGTTGGAACTCTGCCCATAAGTTCGTCAGCAATTAGTTTTGCGTACTTTCTGCGCAGTTTCCATACTTTTTGGTTCATCTCAGCCATTGCGTCAGTGTTTCGTGCTTTCTTTATGCTGTCGCTGTCAAACACGCCGTACTTTCTGAACAAGATGTCGTCAATATCGTTGTTCTCTATCATTATGTCGGTAATCCAGTGCCCACGCTTGTCAATGCTAAGCAGTAGTTCGCAAAGACCCTCAAACCCAAACTCGTTATAGACACGATTAGTCACTAAGTCGCAAAAATGCGCACGATACATAGTCTCGGCTTCGGCAGTGTGCGTCATAAACTCACTCAGCCATACGGCGAGTTCTTCTTTTGACGGAATATCACCGTCTTCAGGGTCAAACCCAAAATCGTCTTCCATAAGCCTGCCTTCCGTTACGCCGGGGCTCTAGTAATCAATGATACTTGTGCCGACTGTCAAGCCAGCGACAGAATAACTTCCTGCGCTAATACTTTCTTTTGAGTAACCCACGAGTTGTTATTCATAGAAGCAAGCGCCCGTTCATCAGCCTTAGCGTCACGATAGTGGTCTAGGTATTCAGCAATAGCGTTGTAAGCACTCCAGCCGTTGTACCCGTAGCCACCTGCGTTGCGTTCATTGTCGTACACTCCACGAACTAATGCCACTACTCCGTCACGGTTTTTCTTTTGTCTCTCCGTACCGTTCATTTCGTTCGGGAATACCTTGTCAAGTATCGTGGCGAGTTGCGAACTTCGTGGTGGAACATTTATAGCGAGTAAGCGATTAGCCGTAAGTTGGAACGACTTAGCCCACTCCGTAGATATTTCTAAGACTTTTTGCGCTTCCTCAATAGCATTATCAGCGTTACGAGTGTGTCGTGCCGTGAATACCCGACGAGCCGACGACTGTCCTGCGATTACGGTATTTTTACACACTGCCCGTATTGAGGTATTGGCAAAGGTGATAGCCGTCTTACCGTCGTGTCCGTTGCGAACTAGCAAGTAACGGTCTATCTTGTCGTTGATACCCGTAGGGTCTATGACGAGTTGCCCCAAGTCAAGGGAACTAAAGAACTCTCTGCCTTCGTCAAGTACGCCACAAGTATCCACTACTGCGTCGCCCTTAGAAGCCCCGACTATTGCGAGGGCATACTCCAAGCACTCACGGTTTTGCTGTACGACATAGCGAGTACCAACCGTAGCCAGCCCGTCAAAAGTGCCATCAGGGTTCACTCTGACGGTTGCTCGGCTATCCTCAATGACAATTGGCGTACCATCAGGGTTTCTGATTAGGTTGCCTTCGGTATCCACGACTGCGACTTTCGTGGTAACGACATCAAAGTCTGCTTGCGCTGCCTGAAGCATTGCCTCTGCTGTCTGTAAGCCCTTCATAGGCACTCCTAGACGGTGCCACGGAACCTCACGGTCTGCGTAAGCCATTTTCGCTACGCCCTTAGTATCTACTTCTAGCCCGTGTGCCATTTTGTCTTGCCTTCCTATGCCTCTAGTTAGATTTATCTAAAGGCAAGCATACACTCTGCCCTCTTACTACTGGAGTAGGTGGCTATAAGCCCCGGCTTTTTACTGCTCCTTGTCGTCTACGAACTCTGCGTACGCTTTCAGTGCTTCATCAGGTGCGCCGTCTACTAGGTACTGGTGCATAACGCCTGCAAGGTCACGCCACTTGCCGTCACTGAGTATTTTTTCAGTAATCGTGTAGCCTTCGTGTTCGGTTGCCCAACTAATTGAGTGGGGCTGTGCCTTGTGGAGATAAGCAACGGCTTCGTAGTAAGTGCCGAAACTCTCAAGCACTGCGCCGTCTCTCGCTACTTCGTAACTAATCTGCGCTTCTGTGTTCACTTGTCAAACCTCACTTCTTGGGATACTTGGATTACTTGTCCATACTTGGCTACTAGGTCATCAGTCGCTTTCAGTGTGTTGCCGTGACACCACTTGACTGCTAAGCCACTTAGGGTATCGCCTTCCTGAACGATTACTCGGTCAATATCACAACGATAATTTTCGTCGCCTCGCATTGAGATAATCATTGCGATAATCGTCACGAGGAATACGAGTGGGAGTGTAATCAGGTCACGCTTGCTTGGTCGGTTTGTGTAGTGGTACTTGGTCATTGTCTGCCCCTTTCAGTAGGTACTAATTACATTAGGGTAGTTTGTGACAAAGGTCAAGGATTTCCGAGCCTTATGGGCATTGGGTTATACCCGTAGGGCTACCCGTAGGCACTGCGCCAACCTCATAAGTATTTGTAGGTGGCAAGGTGAGTGTGCTGTCACTACCTATGCCGGGGCTTCGAGCTGTGTCGTTCTCGGCTTTGGGGTTAGGTTACTTCTTGACGGTGCGCTTCTTTGGTGGCGACTTCTTTTTGACTGACTTCTTTGGCGCTACCTTCACTGGCGCTAGCGATATGGATACGCCTGCGCTCGCTACTACTGGGATAGTGGTTGTGGTAGTGGTCGCTGGCTCGGTTGCTACTGGCTCACTCTCTACTACTGGCTCGCTCACTGTCACTGGCTCGGCTGTCTCGGATATGGGTGCTGTCGTAGTAGTGGTAGTAGGGCTAGTCGTAGTGGTAGTCGTAGTGGTTGTCGTAGTCACTGGGATAGTCGTAGTCGTAGTAGTTGTGGTCGTTGTAGGCGTAGTTGTAGTTGTGGTCGTAGGTATCATTCCGTTGACTGTTCCGTCACAGGCGATAGCACAGTCTCCATTGGTGACTACTGGGTTACTACTAGCACCAACCAACTGATACACAGCACTGCGAGCAAGGGCGATATCTATTCCGTCACGCCATAGGGCAAGCATAAAGTTAGGGCGATAGCCGTTGCCACCTGAACCACTGCCAATTCCAACGCCGACATACTCACACACTGCGAACCATTGGTGCGCTTTCGCTATGGCGATACCTAGCGAACGGTGACCACCATTGGAATAGGTGACTAGACGCTCAAACGCTTCAGTGCCTACTTCGGTGTCAATAATTGTTAGTAGTGTCGGTTGTTGTGACGAGGGTGCTTCTATCGGTTCAGTACACTCGCTTGCCTTCGCTTCGGTGATAGGGGTAAGCGATAGCACTAGGGCTAATGCGACTGCTATGCGTAATGGCTTCATAGTAATTACCTTTCAGTATGGGCTACCCGTAAGGCTACCCGTAGGCATTGGAATTTTTTCACTTTTTTTCGCTTATCCACTCACCACCACTAGCGAACACTGTCTCTCCCTCATTGGTGAAACTCCAAGCGTAATCGCAACAAGGCTTCTGCTGATAGGGGCTAGGGTGTGCGCCTTTCTCTAATGACTTCGCTAGTAGTGGGAATGTCTCTAGTAACTTGACGATACAAGCGTGGCAGATATTCCACGACTTAGGTTCACTATCAGACATTAGAAACTCAAGGTTGTCGGTGAAACCACCATAGAAACCAAACGCTTCATAGGGCAAGCACCAACCACTGTCTAGTGTTGTTGCTGTCGGGTGACTTGTCTTGCTCACTTCGCCACAAGCGTCACACTTCACTGCGTTGCTCATAGTGCGTACTCTCCACGCTTACGGCGATAGTGCGATACAAAGTCGTCACTGTCATAGTCACAAGGTGACCAAACTATGTCGGCTTCGCTAAAGGTGTCGTCAAGGTGTAAGCGAACTACTACATAGTCAAATGCGTCATAGGCGTTGTATGCGATAAACCTCATACAGCCTACGAGGGTAGAACGGTGTTCGTAGTGACTAGGTAAGTCATAGCGACACATTGACCAAGCGTCACCATATGACGGACACTCAACCACTGCGTACCTGCGTCTATCTTTCTCAATAGTCATAGGGTAAGTGTACCTAGTGGGATATCAGATTTCCGATTACTGATTACCCGTAGGCTACCCGTGTGCCTTGCGCTAGTCATACTCTCTCAACTTCAGTGCGACATAGATAAGTGCGATACCTGCGAGGCACATAATCTCTAACACT